GCCTCTGGATTTGGGCTGATCAACAATCCGTCTCTGGTAACGCTATCACCGTTACAAATTCGTTTCTCGACCGTCTCGTATTCTGCCCCGGTTTCGCCGCTGGGCTTGTCAAAGTCGGCTGGTTGAATGGACGCAATGGCCTCCTTTCAATCCCCAATTTTGACCGCCACAACGGCCAAACCGCTAAGAATAGGGCCAATACGAACCGCCGAGTTGCGAATCACCGAAAAGGGCGTAACGATGAAACCGTTACAGATGTAACGCTCGAACCGTTACAAAAACCGTTACCAGAGAAGAGAAGAGAAGATAATACTACTACAACTACAACAACCGGGCGCGAAGTCTGCCAATTTCCGCAGGACGTGTCCGAAATTGACCGCTTCATGGCCGCTCAAATGCTGCACCCGCTCGGAGACGAGCTTACCCGGTGCGCGGAACGGTTTTTCAACGAGCAATCCGCTGTTGGCTGGCGGAACAAGCACGGCGTCCCCCTGGCGGACTGGCGCCCCATGGCTCGCCAATACGCTGCAACCTGGGCCCGGAACAATGTAGCCGAAGTTGGCTTGAAGCCCGCCAATGCCGCGGGAACCGCATCAAAATCAACCCCTAAATCCCCACGAAGAAATGACCTCTGGACAGACTGACAACCCCATTGACGCCCGGCAAGCCCTCAAAGGCTCCGGAATTGAAAACCTCCTGGACTCCATAACCGTGCTTGCCGCGGATGACGGGAGGAGCATTGAAGAGCTGGAAGCGGAAGCCCTCGCCGCCGAAAAGCAGAGGGAAGAAGAACGCAAGGCAACCTATGAACGCCTGGACCTGGTTGACCGCGGATTTCCGCGCCGGGCGATTGATTGCCTCGACGAAGTAACCGGGGAACCATGGAAGAAGGCCCTCCGTGATGCCTACCGCCTCGTTTTAACGCCGGGGAGCATCATTGTACTAAACGGACGCTACGGCACCGGGAAAACGGTTTTAAGCACGTTTCTTGCCCGCGTCATGTACCGGCGCAAGAAGCGCGTCCTCTACTCCAAGGCGTATGACTACACGATGGCCTTGCGGGAGACGTTCAACGGCGGCTTGGAATCCTCCGTCATGACCCGCTACAAGGCGCCGTATCTGCTGGTGCTGGACGAGTATCACGAGGTTAAGGACACGGACTTTACAGGCCCGGCGCTGGAACGGCTTATTGACTACCGGCACCAGAACAGCAAGCCGACCATCATCATTGCCAACTACAGCCCCGCCGCCCTGGAAGCTCATTTAGGCCCAGCCATTGTTTCCCGCATCCATCTATGCGGCACCATCATCACGTGTGATTGGCAATCGTACAGAGAGATCAACTACAACCCCACCAGCAGCAAATGAGACCCCCCAAACCATCCCTGCGAAAGAACAAGCCAACGCGGCGCGGAAAGCCCGGCTCCTATAAGCTCCGGTTGACGCTCCTGGTAGACCCCAAAAAGAACGGCAAACTTGTCGAGCTGGGGCTTGGCACCAGCAACAAGCATGAGGCGGAACAACGGGCTGCTGGCATCATTACAGCCCTTGAGGCTGCTTTCCTCTACCGTCGCCCCGCTGTCCGCATTTTGGAGCACCACGTAGCCCAATTTGCCAAGGTTGAAAGACGCCCCTTCAATCATCCAGAATTGCCCCTATGGTAACGCCCCTGGAAAAGTTCCTGGCAAAGCATCCCGCCCCCTCCGGCATGGACTCAAAGGAGTGGGCGGCCTTGTCGGCTGTGGCGTGCGAGGATAAGTTCTTTTCTTCAAAACAAGAAAACAAGCGGCTGCTGGGGCGCCTCTACATGCTTATCAAGGACTACCTTTCCGGAGATCAAGAAGTCCTCCCCAACGGGGAGACGGCCATCAAGGTAGGGAGTGCCGCGGACTTTTCCAACCAGGCGCTTCAATGGCTCCAAACCGAGGGGCTTGTTTCCCCGGACGCCGAGGGGCCGAAGTACCATAACGACGTCAAAAACATCGGGGCTCTGGCCCGCCTGAAGCTCATTTTCAAGACCAATGTTCGGCAAAGCATTGGGGCGGCCCAGTGGGAAGCATCCATGAAGCCGGCCAACCTAAAGGCATGGCCCGCTTTCCGGTTCATCCGGATGCCGGGAGCCAAGACAAAGCGGCTTGTCCATGTCATCAATGAGGACGCCGTCCGGCTCAAGACCGACTTTACTTTTTGGGCGAACGAAATGAACGCTGCCAGCCTGGGAGGCTTTGAGGTTCCCTGGCCGCCGTTCGGCTTCAACTCCTACATGGACCAGGAGCCCGTTTCCCGGGCGGAATGCGAACGGCTGGGGCTACTCAAGCCCGGAGAGCCGTTGAAGCGTCCACGGGGCGCGGAACGCTTCGGGATTGACCTGATTGAAAGGTACGGGTACGGCAAGAAGGCCAGCACGGCCAAACTCCCCGAAGCACTCAAGACGAAGCTCAAGAAGGTTTATGAAGACCGTTGGGGGGTCAAGCAGGACAAACCTGACGAGGTTGTCTTTCCGGTAAAGGAAGTAGCGGATAAAGCCAGAAACATTTTTTGAAAGATATGGACGAAGATACATACGATTTTGGTTCGTTTTTTGAAATGAGGGAACTGGAAGAGGTGGAGAGCATCGCCGAAATAAAGCCCCGTCTCCTCAAAAAGCAAATCAAGGCTGAACTCATTAAGAAAATGAGGAGAGAAAAAGCCGCTGAAATTCTTACCGCATTGCCAGCACCTGGAGAAGAGTTCCACATTGTCTCCAATGGGAGCTTTGACTATTTCGACTTTATCCCGATTCTGATTTCTCTTGCCGGGCCAGCTTCCCGCGGATATTTCTCAACATGGACCCTCAACCGTCAGAATTGCCTGGATTTGCTGAAACTCCACGATGACGGAAAGCTGGAAAGCATCCACTTTTTAGCCGGAGACTATTTCAAAAAACGAGAGACAGCAGTCTACACAACTCTCGTTGAAGGCGTCACTGTCCGCGGCGGAAGAGTTAAGACACACGCCAATCATGCGAAGATAGCCTTGCTCCAATGCGGGGAAAACCATCTCGTCATGGAAGGGTCAGCCAACTTCACAGCTAACCCACGCGTTGAACAAAACATCATTGCCAACAGCAAACAATTATTCGAATTTCATGAAAGCTGGATCAAAGAAATCTTCAGGGGATAGAGATACCTCTGACCTGTTTACGCAAATAAGCCGCCTTCTTTTAATGGGCGTTCCGGAAGAGGAGATTGTTAAAACTCTCCTTACGTCCTCAACGGAAGCGGAAATCAAAAAGGCCTTGAAAAGATCAAAGGAGGAATACGTAGACAAGGGGGATTTGGATGAAGACGAGGAAATAGGGAAAGGAGTAGAACGCGGCAGCATGTTTGTAGGCAAGGCCACCCGCGTTATGGACTACAAGACGGCCATAGCCGCCCAAAAGCTTCTTGTCGATTTTATCAAGCTGAAGAGATCCGGGAAGCCGGTGAGAAACGTCCTTGAGAGATACACCAAGAGAAGAAGGGGGCGTCCCCCTAAATACTCAAAGGAACTAGCCGACAGAATATGCAACCGCATTGCCAGTGGAGAAATGCTGATCAATATATGCATGGATGACGATATGCCGCATGTCTCAACCGTATACGAATGGATTGAGAAGAACAGTGATTTTTCCGACAGCTACGCGCGCGCGAGAAGAACGGCAGCAACGGTTTACGTGGAACAGGGTCTCGTGATACTGGACAACAGCACACCCGATGACATCCAGGTCAACACCTCAAGGGCAAATTACAGAAAATGGATGGCTGAAAAATGTGCACCTGCGGAATATGGAGACCGGAAATCCGTAGCTTTGGAAGGTGGAGACACGCCCGTCAAATTGGCTCATACACTGCCCGTTGAAGCAGTCGCACCGCTGGCGGCAGCCCTGAAAGAAATATGGTCCGAAGAGGAAGAAAGCTAGGGCCTCCTGTCAGGCCGGAAGATTCCCCCGTCATCTTTGCCGCCGTGGTGCTGGGGGAAACGGGGCTGTACAAATGGCAGATGAAGGCTCTTGAACGTGCCGCCCGCGGCAAGCGCGTTGCCCTGCGTGCAGCCAACGGATCCGGAAAGACGGACAAGCTAATCGGCATCCTGGCCTTGTGGTTCCTGTGGCGCTACCCCCGCGGGCGCATGCCGATTACGTCCGGCTCATGGCGCCAGGTGAAGAACCAGCTCTGGCCAGCCTTGGAGCGGCATCGGAACAATCCGTCCCTTGCGGGCTGGAAATGGCTCAAGAACTGCCGCGTGGAAACCCCGGAAGGGGGATTCATTGAAGGCTTTTCCACCAACCACGCCGGCAAGGCGGAAGGCTGGCACGGACGCGTGACGGACGAATTCAAGGATGAACGAAAGGAGCAGGAAGAGGAAGGCCCCCGTAGCGAAAAGGAAGCCCGCTTGTTTGACGCTGACGAGTTCACCGGGGATGACCCGTCTTCCCCGGTGTTTTTCGTGGTGGACGAAGCAAAGACGGTGCCGGATGAAATCTTTGACGCCATTGAACGCTGTACGCTTCAGTTCTGCATCTACCTATCTTCCCCAGGCAAGTCCTCCGGCCAGTTCTACCGTTGTTTCCACGAGGAAAAAGACCTCTTCTGCCCGATGGTGGTGACAGCCTTTGATTGCCCCCATATTTCCCAGGAGCGCATTGACCGCATTCTGGCCCGCGTAGGAGGGAATGAAGAAGATTCCTACTACCGTTCCGTTGTGCTAGCAGAATTCACGCAGGAGGGGGACTTGTACATCATTGACCCTGGCAAGCTGGAATATGGTCAGCGGCAGCCCTACGAGCCCCGCAGGGGGCGCCCCGTGGCTTTCCTGGACATTGCCGCGGGCGGTGATGAAACCGTCCTTGCCATCTGCGACGGGAACGAAGCCTGGATTGAATATGCGGAACGTCAGCGGGACACGGTGCAGAGTGTCCGCAAGTGCATTGCCACCCTCAAAGGGCTGGGCATTGCGGATTGTGATTTATGGGTGGATGCTCCGGGCATGGGCCTTGCCGTGATCAGCGACTTCAACGAGTTGGACTGGTACCCTAATGAGTTTTTTGGGAACAACCCCCCGGAAGACCGGGACCGCTACATCAACCTTGCCGCGGAATGCTGGAATGATGCCGGCCTTGAACTCATGACGGGCCGGGTACATATCAAGTCCAAGCAGCCGGACAAGACGCTCTTCACGCAGTTGACCACTCGCAAGAAGGAATTCACGGACGATTCCAAGATACGGAATGAGAAGAAGGACAAAATGAAGGCCCGCAACCTGTCTTCCCCCGACCGGGCGGACGCCTTGCTTGGGGCTATATGGGCTTCCATCCGCGGGGCTGCCGGGGTCTGGACCGGGGAAGGCAATAAGCCGGTTGTCGGCAAGAGCCAGCACGCCGTCAGGCACACCGGGAAATTCTGTCCCATCTAAGGCTGTCCGTAGCCCATTTTGACGTTGTTGCCGCCTGCCTCCCATTGGGGCGATAATGCGTGCATGAGGCAAGCGGCCAAACATGATTTACACACAACCGAGGGACTGGCACAGGTGCAGCACCTGCGCTTTGTGCTGCCCTCCGGCGAGGTAGACACGCAGTTCAACGGCATGACCATCCGGGGCGGCGTCCTGGATGACGGCATCCGGGATATGCCCGGTTCCGAGATCATTGACGGGAGATGCGCCTTGCAACTTCCCCGGCTTGCCGCTGGCTGCCATCGGTATGATGTCCTTGTCTCCGGCGACGGGACAGACAAGCCCCTTCTGGCTGGTGTCATTCATGTGGCCCCCCGCGTCACTCCTGTGGACGTGGATGACAACGCCCCCGCGGACTATCTCGACATCGTGATTCCGGAGGATGAAGGCGGCACCATTACCGTTATTTCCGAGTCTCCCGCATGGGTAGACGATGCCGTCGAGAAATCCCTTCAGGAGCGCGGCATGTACGTGACCCCCGTGGATGGTGAAACCGTCTTGACCATGTCGACGGGTACCAGTACGCGGGATTTCAACTATTTCACCTTTGCCCTCAATTCTACCTACGTATCCGGGCATCTGGCCGCCTCCTACAGGCTCAACAAGATTGCCTTGCAGACTCCGTCCAGCGAGGCCAACGGTACACGCTGGATGGCGCGTTTGTGCAGGTACTCCGCGGGGCTGGCCCTGCCGCTGGAAGTGCTCGGCACCAGCACGGCAACGGCGTCCTGGACCTCCATCAATGCGAGCACAATGGAATGCCACTGGAATTTTGATGGAATCGCCGTTTCTGCGGCGGACCGGCTTGTCTTGGAAGTGTACGCTGTGGATAGCTCCGGAACGACCGTTAGCAAGGCCCTGATTGCTTACGGGGCCGCCGCTTCACACGGGGGAACGGAAGGGGTGCTGATTGCCTCCGGCGACAAGCTGGCATGGCGCAACTACTCCCGACTTGCCTTGTCCATGTCCGTTGCCTATGACGCCGGCGTCAGCGTGGGGGGGATTGAATTGGCCTCACGCAGACACTTTGATTCCCTGGCCGCCAGCGTGGTGGAGACCGGAAAACAGATTGCCGATGATGCGGACGCCGCCCAGCAGGCCAGGGAGGAAGCCGAGCAGATCGCCAGCGGCATGACCCTGACAGCCGGCACGATTACCACCGGCGCCCCCGGCAGTCAGGCCGCGGCGGAACTCAAGCCGGGCAGTACGGCGGGCTCCTACACTCTCCACATGACCATACCGCGCGGGGACGTGGGAACCGTGGACACATCCCAGGCTTACACCTGGACACAGCCACAGACCTATGACGCCATGATCAACGCCAACGGCGGCATCAATATCCCGCTGGCTGCCGGGGCTCCAATGGACATGATGGCCGTCAACCGCCTGTATGCCGCAGGCATGGCCGGAGTGACCAACATCTATACCCAGCGGACCTATCTGGACACAGGCAGCATTACGGCTACGGGGGCGGCAGCCTCTACTGCAATCATACCCGGCCAATACGCAAAAACGGTCATCCCGGCCAATACGCACAGTACCGTTGTACACAATTTCATAGGGCCGGTGGGCCAGTGGAACTACTCCAGTTTTGCGGGATTAAGCGTGCCTTGGCAACTCTCGGCAGCGGGCAAATTCGCCATTGGTATCGGAAGAGGGAACAAAACAGTACGGAAAGATTTGACCCTGGACTCATATAGCATCATCCCCGGCAATGACTTGGCATACAATACCGGGGAGATACTGGATATTACCTTTACCAATGTCCGCGACACCACCCGCAGCGGCTATGAAATCCGTGTCCGTGAAATATACTGTACCGAGTCCACGCAGCGCTGGAAGGTTAAAACCACAACCAGCTTTATCCCGGCATCTGGTAATGAACCAATACCCTACATCGTCAACAAGATCATCTACCAGCAATATGCGCCACGCTCCTACATTGCGGGGGATTATGGGGATGCCTACGGCGCATTGTATCTCTTGACCGGAGGCGGCAGCAATCAGCAACTCTGGAAGATTGCTACGGTCCGCGGCGTTACAACCTTTGAGACGGGGCCAGGATTTTCCAGCATTGTTTCAGATGTACTGGGAGTTTCCGGTGGTTCTGTTGGTCTTTTTGTGGGCACCGCGGAGCGCACCAACTACCAACCGGGCAATGTCAACCCGGTTTATTATGCTTTGGAAGCGATAACAAACAACGCCATTGAAACCGAAGAAACGACTGATTTTGAAGATATTAACGTACCAATAGGATGAACAACGAAGAGATACAGATACAATTCCCCCAGCCCAGCGAGCGGGACAAATTCACATTGACGGCCATCTACCGGGATGCGGAGGGATATACCCGCACTGATAGCTACACACAGGATGATATCCCCGCCGACCAAGCCCCAGCCCTGTCTTCCGTGGTAGCCGCGCTAGTGGGGCTGGCGGAGCCATGGAAAGACTCCCAGGTGTGGGCGCGGCTGGGGAAAGATGCTCTAAGCCTTACGGAGGACGGAACCTATAAAATGATTGAGGCCGTGTCTCTGACCGTCGAGGCCGTCAATGACCAGGGAGGCAGACGGATATTCACCACCATCAATTACCCGGCTTTTGTCCTCACGGACCCCGCCGCCGTGGCATTTTTCAAATACTTCACAAAGCAAAACCATGAGTAAGTTAAGTGACGAACAAAAGAAGGCCGCCCTGGAGGCGGGGAAGCAGGGCATGAAGAATGCCTACGAAAAAAGCAAAACTAAACCCGGCCTGAAATGGTGGGAACGCCTTTTGTGGGTGGTCCTGGCGGGGGCGGCCTATGCGGCGTCCGCTTTACTGGGAGGCTGTGGGCACTCCGTAGACGTGACCCCAGGCCGCACGGAGGTCTGCAAGGACGGTTCCTGCCTCGTCATTGAGCAGGGGCATATCTCCTATTCCCAGGCCCAGCCCAAGACGGAGGTTGCGCCCGTAGTTCAAGC